GAGATGTGGGGAGAACCATGTCCAGTATTAAGTGAAATTCGTCCATGGTTTAAAGATCCAAGTCTAGAAGACATGGGCAGAAAATATTGGAAAAAACGTTCATACATTTTCCAAGGTTTTGTTGTTAACTCTCCACTAGAAGAGGACACAGTTCCTGAAAATCCTGTTAGACGTTTCGTGATTAACCCTTCAATCTTTAACATTATTAGATCAGCATTGATGAATCCAGATATGGAAGATTTGCCAACTGATATTGATAAAGGTAGAGACTTCAAATTAACTAAAACTCAAAAAGGTGGTTATGCAGATTATTCAACATCAACATGGTCTTTTAAAGAAAGATCAATAAGTGATAGTGAAAGATCAGCGATTGACACAAATGGATTACATAATCTAGCTGATTATCTTCCTAAGAAACCATCTGCAGAAGAAGTCAAAGTTATTGCAGAAATGTTTAAGGCATCAGTTGATGGTGAGTTATATGATGAAAGCAGATTTGGTCAATATTACAGACCAGCTGGAATGGCATCATCTAATTCGAACGCAACAACTTCTACTGCAAAAGTAGAAACAAAAGTTGAAACACCTGTTGTAGAAACAAAAGTAGAAGCACCTGCGGCACAGCCGGAAGTAGCAACTGCAACTGCTACAGCAACAGCAACAGCAACTGATGATAAGTCAAAAGCATCAGCAGATGATATTTTGGCAATGATTAGAGCTAGACAAAACAAATAAACGATAGTATAGTAGTGGTGCATGAGAAATCATGCACTATTACAAGTAAGGAGAATTTATGGTAAGACCATTTGACGTAAGCAAATTTAGAAAATCAGTAACAAAAAGTATTGGTGGTATTTCAGTTGGTTTTCAATCAGATCCAGATACTTGGATTTCAACAGGAAACTATACATTGAACTATTTAATTAGTGGTGACTTTAATAAAGGTATACCATTAGGTCGTGTAACAATGTTGGCAGGAGAATCAGGTTCCGGCAAGAGTTTGATTGCTTCTGGTAATATTATTAAAAATGCACAGAAGCAAGGTATATTTTGTATCGTGTTTGATTCAGAAAATGCATTAGATGAAAATTGGTTACAAGCACTTGAAGTAGATACATCACCGGAGAAATTAATGCGTATCAACGTAGCAATGATTGATGATGTAGCAAAAACTATTTCTGAGTTCGTAACAAATTACAGAAATGATTATGGGTCTTTAGAACAAAGTGAAAGACCAAAAGTTATGTTTGTAATTGATTCATTAGGTATGTTGCTAACACCAACGGATAGAGATCAATTTGATAAGGGTGATTTAAAAGGTGACATGGGTAGAAAGCCCAAGGCACTTACAGCACTTATCAGAAATTGTGTGAACATGTTCGCAGAACTAAACATTGGTTTGGTAGCAACGAACCACACATACGCATCACAGGATATGTTTGATCCAGATGATAAGATTAGTGGCGGACAAGGATTTGTATATGCAAGTTCAGTTGTTGTTGCTATGAAAAAACTAAAACTAAAAGAAGATGAAGCAGGAAACAAAATATCAAATGTTACAGGAATTAGATCAGCAGTAAAAGTAATGAAAACTAGATTTTCGAAACCTTTTGAATCTGTACAGATCAAAATTCCATATGAAGCAGGAATGGACCCATACAGTGGGTTAGTTGACCTTTGTGAAAAGAAGGGATTGCTGGTGAAAGAAGGTAACAGACTTAAATATGTCGATAGATTTGGCAAAGAACACAAACATTATAGAAAAGATTGGACAGGTGAAAATCTTGATCTTATAATGGCAGAATGGGATAATGTTAAATCAGAAGTAGAAGCAGAACAACCTGCAGAAGCAGAAGCATAATATGACAGAAGACATTAAAGTTTTATTAGAAGCATGGGAAAAACTTAAAAGTTATGTTCCTGCAAAAGATAGACTTGATGCGGCAATATCATATGTTAATCTAATTGATGATTATGGTGCCGATGAACAAGATTGGAGAGAAATTTTCTCTTCGTCAAATCATTTGCATGATGCATATAATGAAGTCTTCGGTGAAATGGAAGAGGATGATCCATACAGTGAAGAGGATGAGGATTATTAATGATTAACTGGTATGGTTTGGTTTCAAAAGACTTAGGTAAGTTGCCTGACTGTATTGATCATTACATGAAAGAACTTGAAGAAGCTAGAGTAGAAGCAGGACTAGTAGGTAACATTGAACGTAATGCTTCACAAATACCTGGTGTAGTCGAACATAGATTTAATCAGTTACAAGAAATTGAAGCCATACTAGAACATCTTAATATAGAATTACGTAAAGCAAGATCAAAACATTATAAAAAGTTCTTAGAAGCATACCAAAGAGCTTTAACATCAAGAGATGCTGAAAAGTACATTGATGGAGAAGATGAAGTGGTTGCAATGAGTCAACTTATAAATGAGTTTGCTCTTGTGCGTAATAAGTATCTTGGTTTGTTGAAAGCCATTGATGCAAAACAATTTCAAATCAACAATATCGTAAAATTAAGGGTGGCAGGACTAGATGACGCAGAACTATACAGCAAAAACTCAAGATAAAAAAACTCAATATGGTTGGAAGAATCATGAAGATGATCCTATGGAACAAATGCGTAGGACACTACTTGCTAAAGATAGTCAAATTCAAGAGTTAAAAAAAGTTGTAGCAGATGAAGTCAAAGAAAAGTATTCTTTATACAAAAGAGTTAAAGAATTAAATGACGAGCTATATAAGTTAAAAAAATCTAAGAATAATCTTTAAGAGGTCCACCATATTTTTGGCCACGTACTTTTTTACCTCTTAGGGTTTTGCCATCATGTTTTTTGCCACTATCTCTAGCACGAAAACCCTGTGATTTACAACTGGCTTCATCAGACGCACCAAGTTTTTTATCACTTTTACAAACAGAACTAGGTACTTTACCTTTCCACTCACCTATAAGATCATTGATTTTCATATAATTATTTATCTAACAATAGTTTCCAAAAACTAGATCTTAAATTAACTGAAAGTTTTCTATTAGTTCTTTTACTGTAATCATTAACTGCATTTACTACATCGATTAATGGAGTATGTGGAATTGGAGTATTTAGTGGTTTATAATCATCACCACATATAATTTTGCTTATACTTCCATATTTTTCTAAATCACGTGTCAAATAATCATACGTATGGTCGCCATCGATATAAACACATGCTAATCTGCTAATATTTGACAAGTCAAAATCATCACTTGTCCCATGGAATATTTGATGATCTATCAATTCTTTCCTTGGATGATATTTAAGAACTTTGGTAATGGTTTCATACACAGTCTTATTTTCCCAAAAATTTAAAATATTAAGAGCCATAGAATTGTTCTTTCTTAATTCACGTTGCTTTTTCAATTGTCGTTGTTTTGCATTTCGAATATCATCTTTAAAAGGATCGATGCTAATAAACTTTGTTCCTACAGGTAAACCAGTCATCCATGCCCATGTGGATTTCCCCCATGCACATCCTATTTCTATTACTGTAGAGTTTTTTGGTATAGATTTCGCAATATCGATTATTTCCAAACACTGTTCTTCTGATATTTTTCCAGGAATATCGTTGTAATCTTTTATCTTAAAAACTGAAAAATCCACCATAATTGTTACTTCCTACCCAAATATTTATTTAAATAACCATTGACAAAACAGTTAAATATGCTATATTAATATGATGAAAAACTTTAAACTATTTTTAGTATTATTTGCCATCACTATATCAGGCATAATGTTTTTTCCAAAAACACTTGCTGAAACTAGTGATCAGATTGAAACGGTTGGTTTTAACAGTACTCCAATAAAGGATAACAAAGATTTCGTATACAAAGTTTTTAGATGTGTAGAAGGACTGTATGCAGATCATAATCAATATCCTTTAGAAAAACAAGTGCCTTTTGATTTAATTGTAGCGATGGGGGCCTACGAGTCAGCATGGGGTCAGTCAAGATTCGCAAAAGAAGGAAATAATTTCTTTGGTATTAGAACTTGGGATTTAGATAATATTCCACACATGAAAGCAAAGGGTAGGCCAAATGCAAGTTGGGGAGTAAGGAAATATAAATCACTTTGTTCCTGCGTTCAAGATTATATTCAAATATTAAACAACCATCCTGCTTACGAAGAATTTAGAAGTGCAAGATCTTGGGAAATTAGGATGTATGGTTACACAAACGCAACTACACTTTCTAAATTTCTAATTGCATGGAGTGAACTTGGTGAGCAATATACTAATAGATTAAAACAAATTATTTTGTTGATACATAAGCAAGGTTATTATCAAGAACTTCCGGTCGACATGAGAGGCCAAATTATTTACGAATTCAAGTAAACTCTTGCATTTTTATTGTAGATAAGTTATTATAGTGTTATGTCCAAAGTCGCGAAATTAGTTATTAGAGATGAAGTCAATGTGAAGTTTGAAGGTCTTGATGTGATCACAAGACGTAAAATTTCAGATAAGTTAAAATTCTTTTTGCCATATGCGTATCATCTTCCTGCTTATAAATTAGGCAGATGGGATGGTAATATACGTTTTTGTGACATAGGTGGAAGGACGTACTTAAATTTATTAGATAGGATACTACCCATCATAGAAGATCAAGATTATGAAATTGATATAGAAGACAACAGAGGAGTCCATGACTTTAAATTTGAAAAAATTGATGAAAGTCTGCACTTTAAAAAAACATGGGGACCAAAACATCCACAAGCAGGACAACCAATTGTGTTGAGAGATTATCAAGTAGAAACAATCAATAAATTTTTAGAAAATCCACAGTGCTTACAAGAGATTGCCACTGGTGCTGGTAAAACAATCATCACAGCAACACTATCTCAGATGGTTGAACCATATGGAAGATCGATTGTAATTGTACCAAACAAATCTTTGGTCACACAAACAGAGGGTGATTACAAAACACTTGGATTAGACGTTGGTGTTTACTATGGTGAACGTAAAGAATTTGATAAGCAACACACAATTTGTACATGGCAAAGTTTAAATAATATGTTGAAGAAAACTAAAAAATTTGAAGCAGAAGTAAACATCGGAGACTTTTTACAAGACGTGGTGTGCGTTATGGTGGATGAGGTACATCAAGCCAAAGCAGACGTGCTTAAAACACTATTAACAGGTCCTTTTGCAACGGTACCAATACGTTGGGGACTTACAGGAACTATACCAAAAGAAGATTATGAGATGGCATCATTACAAGCAAGTCTCGGAGAAGTCATTAACACATTATCAGCAAGTGAATTACAAGACAAAGGAGTACTTGCAAATTGCCATGTAAATGTTGTACAAACACAAGAAACAAATGCGTTCTCAACTTACGCAGGAGAACAAACATTTTTAGTGACTAACGAAACACGTCTACAGTTTATTGCTGATCTAGTTGACACAATGAGAGCAGAGGGAAACACACTTATTCTAGTTGATAGAATTAAAACAGGACAGGCACTTGAAGATATAATTGTTGATTCAGTGTTTATACAAGGCAGAACTAAACTAGAAGACAGAGAAGAAGAATATGATGAGATTGCTACAGAGCAACACAAAGTAATTATCGCTACATATGGTGTGGCGTCAGTAGGTATTAATTTGCCAAGAATATTTAATTTGGTGCTAATAGAGCCAGGTAAATCTTTTGTAAGGGTGATACAGTCAATC